GACGAGCTTAAAATACTACCCAGGTTAATGATGTTAGCTATTACAATTATGTGCTTTCAAGTCACAAACTGGATGATCAGTTTAGAAGATCCAACACTTAATCAATCAGGATTTTGCAGCGTGATATTTGGCTGTTTCTCAGCTTGTTTTGCGGTGTGGTTGGGAAAAGAAGCAAAAACAGATAGAGGGGTGAGCGCACATGCTCCAAGCAATAATCGGGCCGATTACTGAATTAGCAGGAGGTTGGTTAAATGCCAAAACGCAAGCACAACAAGCAAACGCAAAACTCAAGCTCACCGAAGCCGAAGCCAAAGCAAAAATCCTTATCTCAAAAGAAACCTCAATTGCCGATTGGGAAAAGATTATGGCACAAGGTTCTCAGTCTTCTTGGAAGGACGAATGGTTCGTAATAATTCTAAGTTTGCCATTAATTTTATGTTGGATTCCAGGAGCAGAAGGTTGGGTTGAAAGAGGCTTTGAGCAACTCTCTAAAGCACCCGATTGGTATTTTTACAGCCTTGGAATTGCGATTTCAGCGTCTTTTGGTGTGCGTGGAGCAACAGCCTTTTTCAAAAGGAGACAATAGATGGAAATGTGGCAATGGATTATGTTGTTTAGTGCGGTGTCGCTGAACACTCTCGTTAATTTATTAAGACTTTATTTGGAAAGCAAAAGGTGAGCGATTTAAAGCTTCCTCTTGGCCTTGTGCTTGCCATGTTGGTGCAGTTGGTTGGTGGCGTTTGGTGGGTAAGTAAACAGGCTCACCGGATCGAACATCTAGAAACTCAGGTTGAAGATAATTCTGAGTGGATTGACCAACTTTACACAGAGAACGAAATGCTAATTCGGTTTGCAACATTCACCGAGAATAGGTGGGCCAAAAGCTATGAAGAATTTGGATACACGAGACAGTGGGGGCGCAAACCAGTGGAGACAGATAATGAATGAAGGATTCAGAAACCTACAAACTAAGGTTGGATGTATGAGCGATGGGCAGTTTGGTCCCAAAACAGCAAAAGGAATTATGAAATATTATGAAATGTCACCTGAGAGGGCGGCACACTTCTTAGGGCAAATTTGCATTGAGAGCATGAACTTTCAAGCTGTTGAGGAAAACTTAAACTACTCAGTCGATGCTTTGATGAAAGTTTTTGGCAGATATTTCGAAACTCCGGCAGATGCAAAGCCATATTCAAGAAACCCACAAGCACTAGCGAACTATGTTTATATGGACAAAAACCGTAGTAAAAAATCCCAACTCGGGAACACCCGACCTGGCGATGGATGGGCATTTCGTGGGCGCGGATTTTGCCAAATAACAGGGCGTGCAAATGTGCGTAAGTTTGCCAGTGATATGCGCTTGCCGGAAGTCATGGATGAGCCACACCTGATTGCTACGCATTACCCTATGGAGAGCGCCTTATGGTATTTTAACAATCGCAGAGGTTTATGGAAAATATGTGATGAAGGTGTTAGCGAAGATACATGCACCCGAGTCACCAAAAAGGTAAACGGTGGGTATAATCATTTAAATGAACGCATAGAACAAACCTTCCGAATCTATGATTGGTTGAGGTAGTGGTCCCGAAATTACACTTACCCGCCGGGACCATTTTAAGTTTGGTCCCGAAAATGAATATCTCACCTTCTTAATATGCTGATTTGAATACACGTAAGTATTTGATAATAAATAAAAATATTAAAGAGAGCGATGAGATTCGAACTCACGACATTTACCGTAACTAAGTAAGTGTACCGCTAAATGAATACAATCTGACTAAAAAATAATTTATATATAAAACAATAAGTTAGGTGTGATCTGATAGGGTCGCACCTCTTTTTTTATGGACATTATCATTCATATACGAATAAAATGGCTAAATAATAAGGGTAAATTATCCTTTACCCAATACAAATATGAATGGAGAAAAATATGCTTTTATGGGAAGGTGAAATAGTCAGATTATATCACGGCAAGAAACGCGATAAGGCTCACTTTTTTATTCGATGGGATGATCAACAAACTGGCAGAGAAAAAAGAAAATTGTGCCGTGACGATATAGACCCTTTGACATGGGCTATGAAGCAAGACCTGAAGTTAAAACACAATGGAACTTTAACGCCAAAACAATCAACTCTATTGGGAGACTTAATATATCTTTATAAAATTGAGATCGATGAGCGAGTTAATAATTTTAAAACCAACTCAAAATATGGGCGTAGACTAAGACCAAAAAGACGAACAACTCTTTTGGTGCATATTAATAAACATATTTTGCCTTTTTTCGGCAAGATGGAGCTAGAGGACATTACCACACAAAACGTAATGAAGTTTCAAAAAGAACTAGAGAAGAAAATGTCACCTCAGTACGCCAACACAATTGTTGGAACTTTGCGTAGAGTATTTAAGTTTTATATTCAAGAAAACTTGGTGCAATATAATCCTTGTGTGCAACTTGATCCTTTAGAAACGCGGGAATCCCCAGAGCGTTACACACCAACCAAAAGCGAGGTGTTAGCAATCCTAGAGGCTACTTCGGTCCACTGGAAGAAAGTGATGATCAAGCTTGCCGCCGCCAACGGAATGAGGATCAGCGAAATCCTTGCTTTACGGTGGGACGCAATTAACGGTGATAAAATCCACATTAGATTGAGTACAGATAGGGGTGAAATTGGAGATACTAAGACCGCAGGAAGCAATCGCACCGTTAGAATAAGTCAAGAGCTTAAAGATGATTTAACACAGCTTAAAGCGGTAAGCGAAGGTGAATGGCTTTTTACCAATGCTAAAGGCAATCTATTTACAGCAAGTGATGTGGTGAGGTCTGTTTTATATAGAGCTTGCACTATTGCAAATGTGCAGAAATTTGGTTTTCATGGATTACGGCGGTTTTACATAAACAAGCAATTAAATGAAGGTAGAAGCAAAGATCACGTTCAGGTGCTTGTGGGGCATAAAGTTGGCTCTGATGTGACTGATAAACATTATCGCCATATACGCCCTGAAGAAGTGTATGGTGACGAATACATCATAACTTTACACTGAGGTTTTCGTGAGGCTAGTTTGTGTAAACTGGCCTCAGAAAACACTAACATTTCCAGGCCAGTTAAACAATTATATTTTATTGATTTGCGCGGTATTTTTGTGATCCGACTACCACATGCACAGCGTATAGATCATTAAGAGAGAACATCTTGGTTTCTCCTGTTTCCAAGTCTTTGAATGTAATATTAGTGGCGTTAATATTTACTAATTCTCTGACTACACCAACAAAAGAGCTATCAAATTTAAAAGACAGTACTACATCGTCCTCATTTTGTGGTGTTAATTGTGGGTCTGCATAGATTATATCACCCTCTTTAAATCGCGGCTGCATAGCTGTTCCATACACCGTCATGGCGTAAGCAGTATCAGAATATTCTAAAAAGCTTGGTTTGCGTATTTGTTGGTGAGCTAACCTATTAAATCCTAGTCGGGCTGCAAGGGCATCGTTCAATTCTCTCACTACTGTTTTTCCTTGATAAAATGGAACGAACACGGCTGATGTTGTCTGTCGTACTGGCGAAAAATATTGATCATCAATCTTAGATTTAAGATCGTCTACGGTTACTCCAAGTGCTTCCGCTATTCTAACGAGTTTGTCAAAACTTGGATTGGTTACTTCACCTTTCTCATATTTGCTTATCTGACTTTGACTCACGCCGGACAATTTTGCTAATTCGTCCTGTTTTACTTTTAACTTAGTTCTAACATCGTATATTTTTGTAAACACAATTTCTCCTCTTGGTGAGCAATCTACACAAGACCGCTGTGCCTAAATTAATTTTTGTTTACTAATATTTATTTTTCATTCAATAAACACTAAGGTATTTTATTCGATTATGAATAGATCTGTCAATTCAAAAAATACAAAATTATAAAAATGATTATATTATAACATTACGTGATTAAATAAAATATCATAAAAACAATGTTTTAGTATCATGATTAGACTAATATAAGAATATTTTACCTATATTATAGTTGACATTATTCATATTTCACAATTATGAATAAAATAAATCGACAAAATTTAGGCTATAATCTTGCAGTTATTTGAGTACATGATCACCGAAGAGTTATCACAGGCATCACTCGCCAAGAGAATCGGCGTTAGTCAACCTACCTTATCTCGTTATATTTCTGGTGACGTTATACCAAATGTTGTGACTGCTTTGGAAATTCAAAAGGTTACAAAAGGTAACGTGCCAGTCGAAGCGTGGCTTACTGTCAAAGTAGATTTAGAGAACGCAATAAGACGTTACTATCAAGCCGCCCAGCGAGGTGAGGTTTTTATTGATGGTGAATAGTCGCAAAAAGGGTGCAAGCTACGAGTCAGAAATTAAAAAAGCGTTATTTGATAACCTTGGCATAGTATTCAAACGTGAACTAAATCAATATAGAGAAGCCGATCATGGCGATTTGATATGTGAAGTAGAAAACTTTCCATTTGTCATCGAATGTAAACGCAGAATATCAGGTAGTTTTAGTCATACCTGGATGGAACAAGCACAACGTTCGGCAGATAGAATAGGCAAATTTCCTTGTGTGATATATCGATTTGACCGCCAACCAAGCATAGCAGTCATAAGAATAAATGCGTTTGCAAGGGCAGTCGGTGGCTCTTGGGATGAAAACACAGATTTAGTAAGTATGACTGTTGACGCTTTTTGTTCAATCGCAAGAGAACTTTTAGCAATCACACCTCTTAAAAACACAACACCAATTGTTAAGGTTAAACCAATACATTGTCGTGAGTGTAACGGTTATGGTGTGCTTAAACGCCACCCAACAACTGAATACTTAGATATTTTTCCAAACGGCAGTAAAGGTAATGATGAAGTAGTATGCGATATATGTGACGGACACGGCAAAATTTATCCAGAAGATGAGGATGAATGATGCAAAAGACAGGCATATTTCACAACCTTACCAACAAGCAATATCACGATAGCGAAGGAATATCCTCAAGCTTTGTTAAAAAATGGCTAACCACTACGCCATATCACGCAAGCCAGCCTAGTGAAGATCTAAGCCCAAGCGTGGTGGATATTGGCTCTGGTGTGCATGCTATGTTTGAGGGCAAAAACCGAAAACAAAACGTCATAGGTAAACATAAAACAAGGGCAGGGAAAGCGTGGGCTGAAGATTATCAGCAAGCTAAAGAAGATGGTGTTGTGCTCTTGCCGGAGGGTGAATACGCCAAAGCACTGCAAATGACCAAAGCTTTGTGGAAGCATAAAGATATTCGTAAAATCGCCCGAAACGAAACCGCCGTTAAAGAAGCCAGTGTTTACACTATAGATAAAAAGACAGGCTTATTATTAAAGGCACGTCCAGATCTATACACCACAGACAAAGGCATCATAATGGATGTCAAAACATTTGGTAAAATCCCAACAGAAAGAAACTTCTTTCGACAGTTTATTGATCTTGCATACGGCTATCAGGCCGCATTTTACAAAAAAGTCTGTGAGCAAGAAGGTATCCAATGTATTTATTTTGCTTTCGCTGTAGTGGAAAAGAAAGCACCATATAGCGTAAATTTATTTCTCATGTCTCAAGAGCTAATGCGAATTTACTCAGAGCGCCTTGATGATGTGTTGGAAGAAATAAAAGAGGCCGAAAAAACAGGCGATTACAGCACTGGTTGGCCCTCTTTTACAATGCTCCATCCCGCCGAATGGATGGAAAATCAACTATAATGGAGAAAAATAATGTCAGAGTTTAAAGACGTATTAATACGCAATGTTATCTTCCAATGGCCCAGATTAGATAGTGGCTATGTATTTAATAGCACCGAAAATAAATCAGAAAAGGTTACGACAAGCACTCCAGGTGCGGAATGGTCAATTTCCTTCATAGTATCGCATGAAGAGGGCCAAGATATATGGAAACAAGCCATAGCTCACTTTAACGAGTGTAAGAAAATCAACAGCAAATTAGGTAAGTTTGGCACAATCCACGCCATGAAGAAACTAGACGATGGTACGGTGCAATTTACAGCAAGAAAAAGCTGTATAACTAAAAAAGGTTCTCCATCACAGCCTATAAAAGTCATAGATGCAGCAAAGCAACCACTTGCTGACTTGTCCATATGGAGTGGCTCAACAGGAAACCTGAAAGTATCCATGTTGCCCACCTTTAACCCAAAGCAAGAACAATGGGGTATCAAGTTATTACTAAGCGCCGTGCAAGTCATAGAGGCTAAGTATGCTGATCAATCAGACGATTTTGATGCGGTGGATAATGGTGGTGATGAAGTAGACCCATTTGGTATTCCAGAAGACAAGCAACCCGATAAGCAACCCGCACCAAACACACCATCTTTTGATCTAGAAATAGAAGGTCAGGAACAGGCGGCAACGTCAAATGATATGGACGATGAAATTCCATTTTAACCAATGCCTGACTATGAACAACCTTATTGGAGTGAGTACGCCCAAAGCATCATAGATGGTTTAGACCTCAAGCAAACCGCAAAGGGCGAATGGCATGGGTCTTGTGTAAACTGTGGAGGTACAGACAGGTTCTGGATTACCAACCACCAAGGCATAATCAAGACTCATTGCCGCCAATGTCGGGATTTTCAAGCAATCCAAAGCGAACTCGCTAAACGCGGTTTGTGGTGCTCACTCGATCCTATCAAAGACAACGTTTTAACATTCCAACCTAAAGAAGAATTTAACGTGGAAGATACTAGGCCATATCACGAGAAAAAAGGCGTTGATCTGCTAGGTGCAAAGCTTGAAGGTAACGACGTAGTCATTCCACTGTTTAACATACATAGAAAACGTGTGGGTGAGCAAACAATTTCACCAAATGGGAAGAAGCTGTTTAGCACTGGCTTAAATAAGGCAGAAGGTGTTTTCGGTGTGTGTGGCAAGCTTACCAAAGGGCGCACCTACGTAGCGGAGGGATGGGCAACTTCAGCAAGTATAGCCATGTCCCATCCTGAATGTGCGTGTATATTTGGATTAGACTCTGGAAACCTACCGTTACTATGCAGTAAGCTACAAACGGCATTTCCTCAGTTTGAACTCATTGTAGCGGCTGATAACGATGAAAAAGGTATCGAAGCAGCAAAGAAAACAAAGCTACCCTACGTTGTCCCACCCAAAAAAGGACAAGATTTTAACGACCTTCACCAAGAATTAGGCATCAAAGCAGTCTATAAAAGCCTTACCTCAGTTAAAAAACCAGACACACTTTTTACTTTGGTGAGCGATTTACGAATGACCGCTACCAAGTGGATGATCAAAGACGTTATAGAAGATAACTCACTTACCATGATATTTGGTGCAGCCGGATCTGGTAAAACCTTTGTAGCCCTTGATATGGCACTGTGTATCGCCACAGGCAAACCCTACCACGAACTTGAGGTGCAGCAAGGTAGCGTTGCTTATATTGCCGGAGAGGGTCATGCAGGGTTCGCCAAACGTGTCGCGGCTTGGTGCAAGAACTTTAAACAAGACCTAACAGGTGTACCATTCGCCAAAAGCAATCGTAGCGTTATCCTCAACGATCCAGACAGTGAACTTCATTTGTGTAATGAGCTAGACGCACTTCAGGAGCAAGTAGGCAAGCTCAATCTTATTGTGCTTGATACACTCAGCAGAACAATGGATGGAGAGGAAAATAACCAAAACATGATGGCGTATGTTCAAGTCTGTGACAGGCTAAAGGACCGCTACCAAGCCACTGTGATGATTGTCCACCACATAGGACACCAGAACAAAGATAGAGGGCGTGGTGGGTACGCTTTGCATGGCTCTTTAGACTCGGAATATCGCGTCGAACAATGGGGTGATTTTAAGATATTACTCACACCCACCAAGATGAAAGATGAAGAGAAAAGCGAACCACTGGCGTTCATGAAGTTGTCAGTGTCTTTGGTGGACGCAGATGGTCAAGACACAAGTTCACTGGTGCTCGAAATGACACCAGATAAACCACTGGACAAAAAATCACCAGACTACGCAGAACAGGTGGTTAAAGAGCAATTTGATAGGATGAATGACTTTGGTGAGGTAAGCAGATCTGACCTCAAAGAAGCGGTTGCATTGGAGCTAGAATGTTCTCAAAGAACAGCAAATAGACACATAAAAAGGATGATCGACCAGGGCGTATTTAAGCTTAAAAAAGGGGTCATTTTGGAGGCTTTTGGGTGATGGGCGAATATCCGTTCGAAATTGGGCTGGGACACGCTCAGGACACGAGAATTTTGAAGTTAAAATGGCTGTGTCCTGATGTCCCAGATGGTGTCCTGAAAAAAGTCAATAAAAACAATATACTTAGCATGCTCGGGGACACGGCTAGGACACGGCTAGGACAAGGTGAGGTTATTTTGGGACATCTCAGGACAACAGGACAGTATTTATATACTGTCATGTCCTGTCCCGAAACCTTGACCCGAAAATCGTCTGATTTTGCTGAATTAAAAGAAAAGGATTTTTTGGCTACGGTGAATGAAATTCAATGTCTAGGAATGTTGGAGGGAATTGCTAATCGGAGAAAAATTTTAAACGCACCTAATCTGGCGAAATATAAGGCATGGCAAATAGAAATGATTAAACGGAGAAAATGGGAGTTAGAAAATGAGTGAGGCAGCATTACAAGTTTTGGATAAATGTAAACAATTAATAGTAGAGCGTGGTGGAGAGCATGGCGAGGCTGAAGAATTGTTTAAGCAGTTAGCAATAAGATCATCTATCAGGCGCGGCGTAAGAGTTACGCCAAGTGAAGTCTCAATGGATATGGTAGAGTTCAAGCTTGGCAGAAACGATCTGAACTGGCGCGAGGACAATATTTTGGATGCGATCAATTATCTAGCATTAGCATTAGCATTGAGGACAGAGAATGTCGAAGAGCAAGAAACCGATCCACACACCGTCTGATTTCGGCACACGCGAGCGTTTGCAGCATACGGAAGGTATTGCATACGAAAACGTGGATAAGCGTCTGGGAAGCCCTAAGAGGATGCGTGTGACCGTTCAAACGCCTCTCGATAGGTATTACTCGCGGGAACAGATCAACAGACGCCAGTTTGAGGCCGGAATGAAGCTTTATGCTTTGTGGCGTAAAGCAGGGAGAGCGCAAAAGCTGACAGCGTCATACGATGCAAACATTGTGGATGGGACACGCGGAAACGATGAACAAGGACATGATGCGTTTTCAGATTATCTTGCTGCACTGAGGACAATAGGTAAGGATCTGTCAGACGTGGCTCAATGGGTGGTCGTCGAAGGAGCTAGTGCTAACGATTGGGCAAAACAACAAGGCCACGATCCAAAGGGCGGAATCGTAGCCTTGCGTTTGTGCTTAGATGCGCTTGGTGATGTATTCGGGATGCCTAGAGGTTAAAAGGGCTTTTCTCATACGGTATATCATCCCACGGCTCTGCAAGCATCGGTAACGGTTTTTGATAACGCTCTACTTCATCAGGATATTCTGGATTATGATAATAAACATACTTGTCATCTTCCATTACTTCACTACCCTCAATGTCCAAACCAGTTCTTTCACCAAGTTCAATCGCCAATGTATTTCTTTTATCCATTTCAATAGTTTTTTCTTTCGTCCACTCATGAAAAATTAAATTGATTGCTTCCCTATATTTTTCTTGGCTATAGCCTTCACAAAGTCCAAATTGCCTAATCATCAAAGAGCCTATAATGTCACGTAACCTATCAAGTTCTTTTTTTTCGTTATTAGTCATAGCTTGTTATCTCTTTTTTCTTGTTCTTCCATTTGCAAGAAATCCGCAAAGGTCTGGCACATTTGCGTTATTACCGTAGCAAGCGCCATATCTCTCTGTTCTTTCTCTGTCGTAAGCATAAGTGTACCGCCTATGGCCCTAGCTAAACTGACCATCGCCATTTTACCGTCTGCTTCGTTTTTCTGTAAAAACTTCTGCATCATATTCATAGCTTTCATAAAGCTTTTATCTGCATCAAAGTCTGAAGGTACTACTGTTTCGTATTTATTCATACCTTATTTTCCTTTTGTTTTACTCCGTTTCTCTCAAGAACTTTTAAGACACGGCTACGATAATCATCAAACAACTCTTGAGCCTCTTCGGTATATCTTTCGTCACCGCTTTCATCAGTTTTATCGTCACCGTTTTCATCAGTTTCATAAAGTGAATTAATTTCTCCGTAGAAACTTTCTTCCAACATAGCATGTGCAAGTTCTGTATATAATTTAACAAAATTTGAATTTTCTAACTTCATAGTTTATTTTCCTTCTTTTTTTGTAAAATAGTCACTTCAGTTTTTAACGCTGCAACTTGAAACGTTAATTTTTCAATTCTTGTTGCCGCGTCCATTATATCGCGTGACAACTTTGGTAGTTCTTGCTCAAGGTCTGAGGCAAAGCTAGTTAGTCTGTTAATGCTTACTTGCATTTTCTCGATCTCTCATGTGCAATGCGTCCTAGCTTGTTGGCTAATGTGTCTAGATCAACAGCCTGGATACGATCATTGTCTGCTAATACGCTATATAAAATCTTGCACACCATCGAACTAGGTAAGGCTCTTGCTGCACGTTCTAACAATATGATTGGCGCTGTATATGGCCTTACATATAACGCTTTAGGTCTACGAAAGTGGATCATTGTTTAACCCTTGTCCCATTCGTCGGGATCTATTTTGGTAGCCTCATCACGAATACAAGCGTTTAAATCTTTGATTGCAGCATTGCGTTTTTTACTTGGTGATAGGTGTTCGTAATCACTGCTATCCAAGTCAAAGAATGTGCACGATGCTTCCGATACACTAAAGATGTAAGGACGTTTTAGATATACGCCAATGCAATATGGCTCGTCCATAATATCGTCTATAATATGTTGGTACTTTTTGTTAATAATGTTTATTCCTGTTTTCATCTTGTCACCTACGTTAAAATTGAGATTGCAACAAAGAACGCTGCAAATATTAGGATTGCACTCACCCATTCAGTGAGCGCAGTTTGTTTGATTATGCTTATGAGTTCAGAGAGAGGCATTTATGCGGCCTCTTTCATTACTATTGTTGACGAACTGTTAAGAATAAATTGAGAAGCTTTCTCAGCTAGACTGCAAGCTTTCTGGATAGCTTTTGGTTCATCTTTTAAACACTGCATCCAATTATTAAGATAGATTGCATGGTCTTCTCTTGGTGTAGCTTCAACGCCAGTGATGCCACTAAGCATGGCACCACCTAATTCGGCTACTAATTCCTCAAATGCGTATTTATCAGAACCAAAACGAGTATTAAGCTTTCTATCTTCTCTTGTCTCGTGGCCTGTCCAGTGCACAAGCTCATGAAACAATGTCCCATAATAACCTTGTGCATCATTAAATTGTGCTTTGTTTGGCATATGGATGGAGTCAGTTGACGGTCTATAAAATGCACTGTTTGAATTATCTAAAGTAATGTCAGCGCCAATGGAATTGATGAACCGGTCAACATCTTTAATATCGTTCCATTGTTGATCGAACTCTTCAATGTCCTCTTCTAACCAAGAACCATCCCAATTTTCCACTTGGTCACTATTAAAGACAGTATAAACCTTAGCGCATGGTAAAGCTTTGTCTTTGTCTGTATCCTTATCTTTTACAACTACTGTTGTATAAAATATCACTTTGTAACCTTTAGAGCCTTTTTTGACATTAGCACCTAAAGATTTCCATTGTTTAAAAGTTCCGAATACTGGTGAGGTGTGACCCTGAAGTGCTATTGATAATCCCAGGCTAATTCTGTTGATACCAGTGTAAGGTCTTTTCCTTGCACTTACTGGTTGGCCATGAGCTCTAACTGCATCTTTCCAGGGCTTTGTCCAGTTTGTGCCATGCTCATTCATCATACCAATGACAGTTTGAGCTATTGCATTTAATGCTTCATTTGTTTTTGACATTATGACACCTCTTCAATTTCATCTTGTAATTCTGAAAGAGCGTCTTGTGCTGATACAAAAAGCGTTGCATATGCAATGCGGCAAGCAATAGAGCCAAATGTGTCACCATCTTGAGCAATGCCGCCACAATCTTCTAGGTATTCTTCACCTCTATGGGTAGGGTGTTCAGCGCAGAATTGTATTGCCTTGCCGTAATAAATGCTGATTTCATGACCGTCACATATTTCGTGTATTCTGTCGCAAGCTTCATCAAAGCACTTTGTATCTTCATAAGCTTCTTTGGCAATTTCTGTTGCTTCTTTATATAAATTCATCTGTTTATCTCCACACTTAATTTATTCAGATATGAATAATATAATAGCAATAGAATATAAAAGTCAACATACTAATTGAATATTTTATTCATTTAACTATAAATAAAGAGAATAAAAAATAAATAGTGAGGTAAATCAGTTGGTTAACGAGATTAAGAATAGTTCTGGGCGTCCAAAAGGTAGCGGAACAGGTCAGCAAATAACCGCAAGATTGCGAAAAGAGATCTATTCCGCGCTACATATTACAGAAAAACGCGGCAAACCTGTTGACATACTCATTGCTGATCAGTTGGAAAAGGACGCAAGTGGCACAATATCCAAGCTATCAAAGCTTTTACCGCAAGATGTCAATGTAACTGGCGCGGGTTCTGAGTTCGCATTAGCGTTGCAAGATGTAGCCTCTCGTATAACTGAGGCAAACCGCATTTTAGATGCTAAAGAAATACATTTACCTGAGCAGGGTAAAGGTCAAGACGTGCAAGATGCTGATATTATTGAGCATTTTAATTTTACTTCGGAACCAATGGAAGAAAATGTTCCAAAACCTAAGAAAAAACCAGGCAGACCACCGAAATTTTTATCAAAATCGCGTTGACCCCTCCCTGCAAAAAATCGCGGTGGCGTGTATATATGTATATACCCCCATACATACTCGACTAATATATTCACAAAGGCATATTGACAGAAGCCTTCATAACTGCTAGATGAATATACAATGGGTTATTACCCATTAGTGATAGGTTTATTTCAGATGCTTGTACCTTTCCTATTTTGACGAATACTTGGTACTGCTCGTGGCCCCTGTGAGACAGATCCACACCTGTTTTGCGGGGGTTTATTTTTCCACCACCCCCCCCTTGGTGGCGATTTCAACGTAAAGTACCGTATGCACCAAAAAAATTCTGTTAAATCCACGTCCGACATTTTGCTTCAGCTTCATGGTGATCCTGTGCTTTTTGTTCAGTCTTGTCTTGGTGCGGAGCCGCAAGAGTGGCAGAAGCGAGCCTTAAACGCTGTTAGGGATGATCCTCGCGTTGCTGTGAAGTCTTCACACGGCGTAGGTAAGTCTGCTTTGCTGAGTTGGGTTATCTTGTGGTACATGATCACACGGTCTTGCCGGATTGTGTGCACTGCTAACTCTGCTAATCAGTTGAACCAAGTGTTATGGGCTGAGATCCAGAAGTGGGCCAGAAAGATGCCCAAGGGTTTACAGAACCAACTTGAGATCACCAGTGATAAGATCACGGTAAAGGGTGTAGATTCAAGCTGTCATGCGAGGGTAAGCCGGAAGGAAAACCCAGAAGCTTTGCAAGGTTTTCACCATGAGAGGATTTTATTCTGTATTGATGAGTGTTCTGGTGTGGATGATGTAATCTTTGAGGTAGCGCAGGGTGCATTGTCTACGAAGGGTTCTAAGATCCTTATGGTGGGCAATCCCACACGTAATACTGGCTATTTTTATGATGCTTTTCATAAAAACGCTCATCGTTGGAATAAGATGACGGTGAGTTGTTATGACAGTCCGTATGTGAGTGATGATTTTATTGAGGAAATGAAGGCTCAATATGGTGAGGATAGCAATATTTTCCGCATACGTGCTCTTGGTGAGTTTGGTGAGGACAGTAACGACACGTTAATTAGTAGGCATATTGTGGAGTCTGCGATTTCGCGTGAGGTTGATGCTATGAATATCTCGCCCATTTGGGGTTTGGATGTAGCTCAGTATGGGAATGACCGCTGTGGGCTTGCTAAGAGGCAGGGAAACGTCTTGTTGGAGCCTGTTAAGTCTTGGCAGGGTAAAGACCTTATGGAGACTGTAGGTTTTGTTCTGACGGACTATGAGGCCACGAGTTTTATGGAGCGTCCGGTTGAGATCTGTGTAGACAGCATAGGGATAGGGGCGGGGGTATGTTCTAGGCTTCAGGAGCTTGGATTACCTGCGAGGGCGATTAACGTTGCTGAGAGTCCTAGTTTGGGCGCACGGTATCAGCGTTTACGTGATGAGTTATGGTTTAAGTGTCGTGAGTGGTTTGAGGCGCGAGATTGCTCGATGCCGGATCAGGAAGAGTTAATCAATGAGCTAACATCGTTACGCTTTAAGATTTTGTCCTCTGGTAAGTTTAAAGCTGAAGGTAAGGATGAGATGAAAAGGCGTGGTTTACGCTCTCCTGACTTAGCTGATGCGTTTATATTGACGTTTGCAAGCCAAGCGATGAAGGCGGCGGGTTCGGTAGATCATTATAGTTTTTCTGGTGATTTGGACTACGGCAACAGTAATTGGATTGTGTAATGGCATTAGCGAGTAGGGTTAAGAGGCTTTCAAGTGGGCGTTTGCAGTACAACGGCGAGACATTTCCTGGGTTTAACAAGGTTCAGCGTACCCCAGGAGGATCTAAGAAGTTCAAGGTATTAGCCAAGAAGGGGCCAAACGTTAAGAAAGTTACCTTTGGCGATCCTAATATGAGCATTAAAAAAGGGAACAAATCTAACAAGGCGAGTTATTGTGCTCGTTCTGGTGGAATTAAGGGTAAGGACGATAAATTTTCTGCAAATTATTGGTCACGCAGAATGTGGGATTGTTGAGGTGAAAACATGCAATATATGAAGATGTATAGTAGGCCAAAAGTTAATAAAATGAAGGAAGTAGCAGACGCAGTTGACGCTATGGTGGATGAAGTTAAGACCGCTAAGAAGTCACCTAAGAAGCGCAGACCTTCGTATAAGGCTCGTATGGCGGGAACGCAGACAGGAAAGTATTCGTCTGATGCCTAAGAAAGCACCTGTTCGCAAGAAAGCTCCTGTTCCGAAGAATAAGGCTTTGTACGCTCGTGTTAAGGCGGCGGCTAAGAGAAAATTTGATGTATACCCTAGTGCTTATGCAAATGCGTGGTTGGTGCGTGAGTATAAGAAGCGTGGGGGCACATACGCTTAATGGCTAAATATCGCGGCGGTTTAACCAAATGGTTTGCGGAAGATTGGCGTGATGTAAAGACAGGTAAGCCGTGTGGACGCAGCGGTAAGAAGGATAAGGGGCGTCCTTATCCGGCGTGTAGACCCGCGAGTAAAGCAAGGACAGCCAAGGCTAAAAAGGCTGCAAAACGTAAGACAAGTTCTACTAGAATTAGTTGGGATGTTTAGAAAGGAAATGTGATGCCAGGATATCATAAAGGTAAGAAAAAGGGCGGCAAGAAAAAGTAATGCCTAAAATGGATGATGAGCGTTTTCGCAGTGCCTTACAGCATGAGATACAAAGCGCGGTAAACTATTACGACAGTGAGTTTTCACAAGATCGTACAGATATACTTAGCTATTATCTTGGTGAGCCATTTGGAAACGAGGTAGAAAATCGTTCTCAGGTTATCGCAACCGAGGTCTCAGATACGATTGAATATATTATGCCATCTTTGATGAAGATGTTTGCATCCTCACCGGAGTTCGCACGTTTTCACGCAAGAGGTCCAGAGGACGTTAAGGCAGCCGAACAAGCCTCTGATTTAGTTAACTTTTCTATCAATAATGATAATCGTGGTTTTGCCGTTTTACACAATTGGTTCAAAGACGCTTTGTTATTTAAGCAAGGTTGTGTGAAGTTTTATTGGGAAGAGACTGACACGGTTGAGAATGAAACCTTGGAGGGTTTGACTGAGGATGAGTTGACCTTTTTGGTGCAAGATCCAAGCGTTGAGATTGTTTCTCAGGATGTGACTGAGGTTGGTATTGTTGATGAAGCCACAGGTCAGGAAGTACCGCAAGAGGTAAGCTTCAGCGTTGAGATTAAGCGCAAGACTAAATCCGGTAAGGTTAAGATAGACAATGTACCCCCTGAAGAGTTGATCTTTTCTCGTAGGGCTACTTCATTAGAGGATTGTGCATTTATAGCCCACCGTACTCAGGTTCGTGCGGGAGACTTGATTGAGCAAGGTTATGACGCTGATGTGGTGTTAAACTATGCCGGATATGATGATCTTGATGATGAAGCGGAACGTCAGGCACGTTTTGAAGAGTTAGAATCTGGTGATCGTCATGAAAGCCATGATCCGGCTATGCGTGAGGTCTTGGTGACTGAGGCGTATATTCGTGCAGATTATGATGGTGATAATATACCGGAGTTACGGCGTGTTGTGGCGTTGGGTGATGGTGTAGAGATCCTTGAGAATGAGCCGTTTGACCATGTGCCATTTGCGTTATTATCGCCAATTTTAATGCCGCATAGAATGGTTGGTAGATCTGTTGCTGAAATGGTGATGGATTTACAGATGATAAAATCCACTATTTTGCGTCAAATGTTGGATAATCTGTATTTGACTAATAATAGCAGGGTTGCAGCGGTTGAGGGTCAGGTGAACTTTTCTGACTTGTTATCGTCACGTCCTGGTGGCGTTGTGCGTACAAGAGCACCAGGAATGGTACAGGCTTTACCTGTTCCACAGATCGGTTCAACTGGTTTTAATATGTTGGAGTATGTTGATCAGGTCAGAGATCAGCGCACAGGCTTTTCTAAGGCTTCTATGGGGCTTGATCCATCTACTTTGCAGTCTACCACTGCAAGCGCCGTAAACGCTACTATACAAGGCGCACAGCTAAAGATAGAGATGATTGCTCGTGTGTTTTCTGAAACCGGATGCCGTGATTTGGCTAAAGGTGTATTTACGGTTTTACAAAAGCACCAAGATAAAAAGCGTACTATTCGTATGCGTGGTGATTTTGTAGCGATTGATCCTTCCGCAATGGAAAACAACTTTGATTTATCCATTGAGGTTGGTCTTGGTAATGGGCGTGAGGATGAGAAAATGGCTATGATGCTACAGATACTTGGCAAGCAAGAACAGTTGTTACAACAGTTAGGGCCGAATAATCCTGTTGTGAAGCCAAGCCAATATGTGAATACGTTGAAGAAAATCGCAGAAATGGCGGGATTTAAGGACACAGAACAGTTCTTTAACTCTGGTGAGCAAGTTGATCAGATGGTTGCTCAGATGGGTCAACAGGAAGGTCCAAGTCCGGAACAAGCAAAAGCTGAAGCTGAATTGCAGTTGAAACGTGAGAAAATGCAAGCTGAGTTGCAGCTAGAGCGTGAGAAAATGCAAGCTGAGATTGAGTTGCGTAGGCAAGAGCTACAAGCTGAACTTCAGTTACGTCAACAGAAATTGGCCTTTGGTGGTCAGGTATCGGATAATTTACCAAGAGCATGACAGATTTTATTAGTGAGCAAGACAGGGGCGCAAAGGCCGCTGATGTTTTGCGAAACCCATTAGTTGTAGAAGCATTTGAAGAATTACGAAAAACGTATGTCTTAGGTTGGTCAGGTAGTGATCCTCAAGATACCGCTTTTCGTGAGCAATGTTTCCACTTGTTGAAAGCGCTTGAAGCTTTCGAGGGGCATTTTGAAAGTGTTGTAACAACTGGAAAGATGGCCTCTCAACAAATGGAAGAATTGCGAAGGTAACTTAACAATTTGGAGATTTTTATATGTCTGGTACTCAATCTGAATCCAGTCTTTCGCAGCATGATGCTGTAAATTTACTTTTGGACACCCAAGCCCCTGAAGAGGCAAGCGAGGAAGTTCAAGAGCCTAGTGCCGAAACTGAAGTAGAGGCAACCGAAGAGGAAACCGTAGAAGCTGAAGCCGCTGAAGAAAGCCAAGCTGAAGCCGAAGAGGTAGAAACTGAGGAAAGTGATGAGGAATACGAAGAACTCGTAGACACTTATCGCGTCAAGGTTGATGGTGATGAATATGATGTAACTCAGGATGAGTTGATCAAAAACTATCAGCTTGAGCAAACTGCTCAAAAAAGGCTTATGAAAGCGTCTGAAGAGCGTAAAGCTTTGGATGCTGAAAAAGCACAAACTGAGCAAGTTCGTACACAATACGAACAGGCTTTAGGTCTTATGCAGCAACAATTACAAACGTCTAATCAACCAAAAGATCAGGCGTATTGGGATAGTTTGTATGAGAGTGATCCACTTGAATACGTTAGGCAGCGCGATACTGAGCGCGACAATCAAGCCAAAATGCAAGCCGTTCAATCAGAACAGTTGCGTTTACAGCAAGAGAACCTTCAACGCGAGCAAGCTAAATTACTTGAAATGATACCGGAGTGGAAAAATTCTGAGGTGGAAGCTAAAGAAAAATCTGCTTTGGTGAGCTACGCTAAAGAGCGTGGTTGGACAGATCAAGAGCTAGCAAGCACAGTTGATAGTCGCTACATCGAGTTAATGCGTAAAGCGTACCTTTATGACAATTTGCAGTCGGGCAAACCCATTGCAAAGAAGAAAGTCAAGGCCGCACCTAAGATGGTTAAGAGTGGTCAACCGAAATCTAAGGCTGACTCTGCAAGTGATCGGAAGCGTAAGGCTTTTGAAAACCTGAAGAAAACAAATAGCCGTGATGCGGCTGTTCAATATCTTTTAACTCGTTAATCTAAAGGAGGCCAATAATGGCAACTTACACAAGCTCTACAGCTATTGGAGAGCGCGAAGATCTCAGCGATGTGATCTACCGCATTAACTAAGATCGGTGCGGTATAAACTGGGTGAACTGCTGGAACCCTAAGTCAGAAATGATATGGCAATCAGCATCCAAGCTACCTACACAGCGGTAGAAGGTTCAGAGACTACCTGAGAGGTTAGACCTCTTAATAACAGGCTAGAGCGCCCAGAACTATAGCTACATTTGCGTTATAGTTATGATATAGTCCAATCCTCATCGAAAGGTGAGAGGGGATGCGATCCCGATGAAACTCCACTAGTTTCAAACTCACAGAAAGAAACCACAAAAGGTATCTTTCACGAATGGCAAGTTCAAGAGCTCGCTAGCGCTGCAGCGAACAATCACGCCAATGAAGGAGCTGATTATTCCTACGTCAATCCCGCTGTCACGACAAGATTCGGGAATCACCACCAAATCTCGGTCCAAGCGGCTTCAGTATCCAATACTTTGGATGTTGTTGACAAAGCGGGGCGTGATAAGGAAACTGCATACGTTAAGGTGCTCAAAGGAATTGAGCAACGGCGCGATATAGAGAAATCCTTGTTCGCCAATGAAGCTCGTTCAGGCTCAGATCCGCGTAAATGCGCGAAGCTTATCACTTGGATTACCAATGGTGATGCGCCTAGTGATATGGCATTTGCTACTGGTGATGGGTCAGATGTGGCCGATTTGACAGGAACTGCCAGAGCTTTAACTTTGGCTCAAATAGATGCTGCTATGTTGGCTGCATATAATGACGGTGGAAGCCCGAATATGTTGCTTATGTCACCAACAAATAAGCAGAACTTTTCTGATCTATCATCAGGCTCAGTTGCTTCAGCGCAGTTAAACTACACTGCACCACGCGATATTGCTATCGTCGGCTCAGTATCACTTTATTTGAGTGATTTTGGTGAGTTGGCTGTAACGATTGACCGTCAGGCTAACAATTCAGAGGTATATCTGATTGATACTGATTACGTTTGCATAGGCTCCCTCCCAGGCCGTATGTTTAGCGTAAGTGACGTTGCCGCCACTGGTGACGCCACAAAATTCGCTATAGTTAGCGAATATACTTTAATCGTCAAAGCGCCCAAGGCACATGCGGCGGTTATTGGTTTAAGTGGAAGTTAATTTTTCTCCATTCACAACTTGGGGGCGGCTAGTTCGCCCCTTTTTTTATTTGAGGTTTAAATGAAAAAGCTACTGAATTTAGATCCAATCACAGGGAAGCGCACAGTCTTTGAAAGTGGCGCTGATGGTCACAGGGTTACAACAACTGTGAATGTTGATCCGGTGAAGGATTTAGCGAAAGAGAGTGCCAATGATTATCGCTACGGTGATATGATTGGCAATACTCAAAAGCATAAGCACAAAGTCGGTGAAATCCCTGCCATACTTTATCATCATTTGGTGGAAAGGTTTGGGCAACCAAAGGACAATCCGAAAGCTTGGATGCAGTGGCTTGAAGAAAACAAGGGTTTTAAGGCAACAGGCGGTAGGCTTATCTAATGGCGATTACAACGTACACAGAGCTAAAAACAGCTATTGCTAACTTTTTGGCTCGTTCCGATTTAACTGATCGTATTCCTGAATTTATATCTCTTGCTGAGTCAAGAATGAGTAGGGAGCTAGAAACGCGGTCACAGGAAAAACGTGCGACAGCCTTAACGACTTCCGGTGATGAGTTTATATCACTGCCAACCGATTTACGCCGTATTAGGCTTGTTAAGAATAACACAAGCACAGTTGAAGTTTTAGATTATGCAACACCAAAGGATTACTATGAAAAGTATGCTTCCTCTGGTGGCGGTAGACCGAAGCTTTACACGATTATTGGTGCTGAGATTGCTATGCGTCCTATTCCAGATAGTGCGTATACGATAGAGATTATTTACGGTGAGGACATATTAGCATTATCAGATGCTAACCTTACTAACACAGTTTTAACACGTCACCCAGACGTATATTTATATGGTTCATTATCCGCTGCACATATCTTTTTAATGGATGAGGCTAGGGCCGCGCAGTACGACACACTTTTCTCAAGAGCAATAGAAGAGATCAACAAGGATAATGATAAAGCGTTCTTTGCGGGTTCGCTTTCAATGAAATCTGATTATTTAGGAGCGTAAAAATGAGTGCAATGTCAGACTACCTTGAGCTAAAGGTATTAGATCACGTTTTAGGAACAACGGCTTATACAAAACCTTCAGCGGTGTATTTGGGTTTATCAACTGGGTCATTTGGTGATGATAACTCAGGAACAGAGTTGACAGGTAATAACTATTCAAGAAAAGTAATTACTTTTGCAAGTGCAGCAAGTGGTACAACAAGCAATGACTCTACAATTGAGTTTAGTGCGGCTACTGGTGCTTGGGGAACGGTAAGCCATTGGGCTTTATTTGATGCTTCAAGTTCTGGGAACTTATTAATACATGGTACGTTTAGTGCCGCTAAAACGATAGCGACAGGAGATATTGTAAGGGTTGCAACTGGCGATTTAGACATCACGGCGGCTTAATATGGCTGAAATTATTGGCCCCACTCTAGATCAGCTAGATACTTGGGGTACGCTTGATAGCTTAGACGCTTACGGCACGTTAGAATATCTTGATACTATCAATTTATTTGAGGTTGCGGCGGCTGAAAGCATTGCTGTTACTGGCACAGGTAGTGCTAACTTTAAGGCGGCGGTATCTGCAACTGCATTAATTACGATAAACGCGGCAACCACTGTTGTTTATGATGTAACCGTTGCGTCTGGTACGAACTCTTATGGGTCAGGTAATAAATACTATATTGCGGGTTTATCTGGTGCGAGTCCTACATTAGAGCTTGTAGTTGGCAGTACCTATAGGTTTGATCAGTCGGACAGTAGTAATTCAGGCCACCCACTACGTTTTTCTACAACGGCCAACGGTTCTCATGGCGGTGGTTCTGAGTATACAACAGGTGTTACTACAACAGGAACACCAGGAACGGCTAACGCTTATACTGAGATAACTGTTTCTGCTAGTACGCCAAGCACATTACATTATTATTGTACAAACCACTCAGGAATGGGTGGAGAGGCTACTATTTCCTCTTTTGACTTTGGTTTAATTAAGTCTTTTGCGGCATCAGCAACAATAACAATTACTGGTACGGCGGTTGCGTCTACACGAGTTGTGGAAACGTCCGGAACTACAAATATTGCTATAACAGCCACAGGCAATGTTTTGGGAACATTTGCATTAGCGGCGGCTGACACAATCGCAATAACCGGAAGCACTACTACTGGTGTAAATTACAAAGCCGCGTGTGCAGCGTCTGTTAATCTTAGTATAGAGGGTGTGGCGATTGCGGAAGAAATGGGTGAGGCTTGGACTGATATAGTTCCGGCTACAGCGGTATTTAACACTCGCACAGCGGGTACAGATAGGTGGTTAAATCAATGATACCTTTCGGTGAGTGGCTACCTGATCAGTCGGATTTTCAAAATCCTGGGTCTACAGTTGCCACAAATGTTATACCCGCTGCTAGAGGTTATAGGCCGTTCTTTGGATTGGCTGAAGTTAGCCAAGCGGCTGATAACAGAATTAGAGGCATTTACGCTACTAAAGATAACAATAATACAATTTTTATATTTGTCGGAGACTCCGGCAAGCTTTACAAAATGAATAACGGCACATTTGCATTAGCAGATGTTAAAAGCGGCGCATATACGCTTTCCGGTGATGAGCAATGGCGTTTTGTGCGTTTTGGGAATGATGTGATTGCTTGCGGAAGTGATGATGATGTTTTGCAAAAGTTTACAATCGGTACAAGCTCAACATTTTCAGCTATTTCTGGCGCTCCGGCGGCAAAGCATTTAGCTGTTGTAAGAGATTTTGTTGTCACGGCGAATGTGACCTATTCTTCAGCTACATATCGTTCAAGGGTGCGTTGGTCACAAATTAATGACTCAAATTCTTGGACGTTAGGAACGGCACAAGCTGATTTTCAGGACATTGCTGATGCAGGTCATATAACCGGATTGGTCGGTGGTGAATTTGGCGTTGTTTTATTAGAAAAAGCGATTGCTCGTATGCAATATGTTGGTTCGCCTCTTATCTTCACTTTTGAAAAAGTAGAAACAGGGCATGGTTGTAATTATCCAAACTCTGTAACTTCATTAGGCCCAAGCCAAGTATTCTACTTAGCTGATGATGGGTTTTTCTTTTTTGATGGTTCTAAGTCAATTCCTATTGGTGCGGAAAAAGTAGATAAGTTTTTCTTTGATAGTTTTAATTTTAAATTTTCAGATCGTTTAAGCTCTACTATTGATCCTGAAAACCAAATTGTAATGTGGTCTTATGCTGATAGAAACAGCACAGGAGAGCCAAATAGAATATTAGTTTACAATTATGCAGTTCAAAAATGGTCTATAATTCATTTAGACCATGAGTTTTTAGGTGCATCATTAACGCCAAATATGACGGTTGAGGGTTTAGATACTTTAAGTACAAGCTTAGACGCTTTAACGGCAAGTTTAGACTCAAAATTTTACACAGGTGGTTTTTTTCAACTTTCGGTTAGTAAAGATAAAAAGCTTCAAACTTTAACTGGTGCTCAACTAGACGCGGTTTTAGAGACCTCAGAGTTTGAGGTTTCTCCAATGAGGCAATCATTAATCAAAGGCGTTACACCTTATGTGACTTCAAGGGATGTAGCACCTACATTAAACGTACAGGTTGGCTCTAGAAGCAGACAGATAGATCAAACAAGTTTTACCACGGCTGCATCCTTAAATGATGACAACAGTTGTCCAGTAAGAACACATGGGCGCTACCACAGGGTTAGAGTAAACGCGAGTGGCACTTGGAGATATGCTCTTGGCGTTGATGTTGACGCGGTGACGCTTGGTAGAAGATGACCGAGATAAATTATGTAAAGCTTCCGGCAAGCGGTGGCTCACCTAGAGAAACAGCAAATGTTGTTAATCTTGTGGTGGATGGAAAAATTAATGCAGCGGGTTCAGTTACGCTTGGTGCGAGTGCAACAAGTACAACAGTTACAGATTATAGAGTGGGTGGTGAGAGCGTTATTGTTTTTACCCCGACAACAGCAAATGCGGCGGCTGAACAAGGCGGCGGCACAATGTTCCTATCAGCGAGGGCAAAGCAGAGTTTTACGATAACTCACGCTAACAACTCACAGACGGACAGAACGTTTATATACATAGTCATTGGATAAAAATGAAAATAGTACCAATTGGTGCTCCGTTACTGCCTAAAGTCTGGCAGCATGTGGCCCCATTGTTGAATAAGGCAGTACGCCTTTCACCAGAATTAATACGAATAAATGATGTTTATGAGGCCTGTTTGAAAGGCGTTTATGTCGTTTGGGTAGCGCTTGATGAGGACAGCGGTGAGTTTGTCGGCGTTATTTCCACACGAATAATTGATTATCCGAGAAGGAAAGCTCTCGCAATGGATTTTGTGGGCGGCTCAAGAATGAAGGAATGGTTAGGAATGGCACAAGAGGCAGTTGAGGAACATGCAAAGCGTAATGGTTGCTCTCATTTAGAGGCATATGGACGTAGAGCATGGTCAAAATACTTAGCGCCTCTTGATTGGGAACAAGCCTATATAACTTTTAAGAAGGATTTGACGAATGAGTAAGGGTAGCCGAAATTCTACAGTCACTAATGTTCAGGCGCTTCCAGAACCTATTGAAAAGGCTTTAACTGAGGCTTACGAAGGTTTTAATCCATTTCAAAAGACTTTTGATGCTATTGGTGCGTTTAATCCACAAGTCTATGATGGGCCAACAATGGCTGAGTTTTCTGCATTGCAAAATGCAGCACTTTCAAACGCGGGAAACCTTGTAGACCGTCCGGCATATTTAGATCAGGCTGAAAGGACATTTACTGATTTTGCACAAGGCAACACAGGGATTGGTTTTGATGACGCTAATCTGCAAAGAATGGTCAATGCAGCAAATCCAAACACGGTTGGTTTTGATCAATCAAGGTTTGATACGGCTCTAGGTCAAACAGGTCAAAGTGTTGTAGGTTTTGATCCAAGTGGGCTGCAACGTATGTCAACGGCTCGTGGTACGGAGCGTGTTGGATTTGATGATGCAAACTTAAATCGACTATCAAATCAAGTTGTGGATATGTCTCGCCTTGAAGGATTGTTTGGCAGCACAGATCCGGCGATTGCACAGCTTCAGAACCTATCCCAACAAACAACAGCGTTAGATCCGCTTACTGCACAGCAAAACAGAGAAAATCTCGCAACTGGATTGCTTGGTTCAATGGCAATAAGTCCAGGTACTAATCCATTTTTGCAACAACAGCTAGATAGTGCCATTTCTGGCGCAGTAGATAAAGCCACGTCACAGTATGCGCTAGGTGGTAGATTGGGTTCTGACTCATTTGCGGGAGCGTTAGGCGCGGGTATATCCAATGCCGCTGCACCAATATTGGCGCAAAATCTACAGCAAGATCGTGCTAATCGTTTAGCGGCTGCACAAGCTTTAGGTAATGTTTCATCCGATGATCTTTCTAGAGAGGCTAATCTTGGTCAGAATATCGTGGGCGCGGGACAAACTAATTTAGCAAATCAGGTTGATGCAACAAGGGCATTATCGGCTGCATTTGGTCAGAACCTTGGGCAAAATACTGATATTGCAAGTAATCTAATTAGTGCAAACCAAGCTGATTTAGCTCGACAGTTAGGCGCGGCTGAGTCTTTGGCTCGTAATCAAATTACAAGTTCTCAGGCAAATGCAGATTTAGAACAGCAAGACTTAGCGCGACAGCTACAAGCAATTAATCAACTTGCGTCTAATCAGCTTACCGCGTCAGACAGAAATGCAGGATTAGAGCAACAAGATCTAGCGCGTCAAGCTGATTTATTAAGCACTTTATCAGGGCGTCAAATAGATGCTTCACAGGCTAACGCGAGTATCGCTGCACAAGATTTATCAAGGCAGTTACAAGCTGCAAACACTCTCGCCGGAAATCAATTATCAGCTTCACAGGCTTCAGCGGCTGCACAGCTTGACGCGGCAAATAGATTGCCAGGATTATTGGCGGCTGAACAAAGTAGAATTGGTACATTACAAGATCTTGGTGCGATGCAGCAAGCTCCGGCGCAAGCGGCGATTGACGCTCAGATACAAAGAATTAACGCACAGAATGTTGCAGATCAGAACAGAATTAACGCTTTACTATCTGCTTCAGGAATGGGCCAAGGAATGTTTGGCACGACTACCACGCAAACAGGCGGTGGGCCTAGCGGGTTACAGTCTGGTTTAGGCGGTGCTCTAGCGGGTGCTAGTTTGGTGAACACATTAGGCCCAATGGGTCTTGGTCTTACCCCTGCTATGGGCGCTATAGGCGGTGGGCTTCTAGGATTGCTTGCCTCAGATACTAGGCTGAAGGAAGACGTAGAGTTGCTTGGTAAGCACCCTAACGGATTGAATGTGTACCGTTGGAAGTGGAATGAAACAGCTAGAAAGAACCGTTTTGAGACTTATCCAACTGAAGGATTTATGGCGCAAGAGGCTCAGAAACTTTACCCAGAACACGTCTACAGACACCCAACTGGCTACTTGATGCTTGATTATGCAGCATTAAGCAATGAAGTGATGGGGGTGATATAATGAGTATTTTTGGCAACTTTAATAACAAATTTGGTCAGTTTGGTATGCCTGCAAACCTTGGGCTGCTTACAACTGGTATCGGACTATTAGATGGTCAAAACCCTTTGCAAGCCATACAAGCCGGGATAGGCACATATGGCAGCTTTCAGGATATGGAAGAGGATCGGCGGCGTAAGGCGGCTTTGTTAAAGTTGACTGAACAATACGGTAATGACCCAAGGATGCAGCAACTAATAAATGCTAACCCTGAAGCGGCAGTCGGTTTGATTGCTAATTTAGAAATGCAAAAAAGAAAACCAACGGCTAAGTTTAGAAATCTTACTTCTGATGAGTTAGCTGCTAGAGGGTTTCCGGAAGGAACAGTAGCGCAGATTAATGACACAAGTGGTCAGGTAAATGTGCTTACAAAACCTACAGCAAAGGCAAAACCAACGTTAAAAGAATTTGACGGTGATTTATACAAAGTGACTGATGGCAAACTTGACTTGCTGAAAGAGGGTGATGATGAAAACAAATTTATTACGCTAGGTAATAAAGTTTACCGACAAGACGGTGAAAATCTTGTTGAGGTTATCGATGATTCACAACCAAAATTTAAAGAATTTGACGGTGATTTGTACAAAGTAACTAAAGATGGTCTAAGCCTTGCTCAAAAAGGTGACGATAAAAACAAATTCATAACTTTAAATGATAAAATTTACCGACAAGAGGGTGAAAATCTTGTTGAAGTTATAGATGATCCACAGACCAAATCAGCAAGTTTAGTGAACTTAATATCCAGAACAGATGTCACTGTCGATGGAGTTACATACCCTGCTAATCAGCGGTTTGCATTTGATAAAAACTCTGAACAAGCCTTGATTAAGGAAGCAAGAAGCCAAGGCGCATTTGTAGCCCCGCAAAAAATCGAAGAGGTAAAAGCGCCTACAGTCGATACTTCCGAAGTAGATAAGGTTGTAAAAGAGTTAGAAGATACAACTAAAAATACATCACTGAACGTAGATGTTGGAACCGCCGCCGGAGGGGATATTCCTGGTGTTGTTACTGACCTTGCAAATACTGTTTTCGGTGCGTTTACTGGAACATTTAGCCCTAATAGAGCTGATCAAGTAGCTCTTATAAATGAGGCAAATAACACTATCAAAGTTCCTTTGGTAAAAGCTCTTAACAGGGCAGGGTCTAAATTTGCAATTGAACAGGTAGACAGCATTTTACCGCTACCCAACAATACAAATCAAACATTCATGTCAAGATTTGAGGCGCTCAAGCCGCGACTTGATATAGCAATTAAACAACTTGCCGCTGAATCTGTTGATACAGAGAAATCTGAAGGTGAACGTATCATAGCCAAAGAGGAAGCAAGGCAGTTAATTAATTACAAAGCCAACATGGAAAGGGCAATCGCAGTTTATCGCAAGAACACAGGCGGTAGCAAAACCGCTGCCCAAACAGCGGCTGACAAAATATTAGGAGTTGACTAATGGCTACAGCGGAACAATACGCTCAGTGGTTAGTTGATAACCAAGACAAAAAAGGTACGCCCGATTTTGAGACTGTTAAAAAAGCATACCTTGAGGTTAGACCATCTACAGCGTCAGAAAAAATCGAAGGGGCCGGAAGAGGGGTCAATGTCGGTTTGGCTGATGTTCTTGGTGCTCCTGTTGACGCAATAAATCAGTTACCAAGGTTATTAAATTTACTTCCTGGTGAGCAAGGTTTTGGCCCTATAACAGAAAGTCCAGTAGGCGGCTCTCAATCTATCAGAAATGCAATGACAAACCTGTTTGATTTGGGTTACCAAGACATTCAGGACTTGCCAAAAGATCAAAGGCCATTTGCTCAAGGCGGTGAGGTTTTTGGTCAAACAGTCGGGACGATACTTCCTGTTTTTGGCGCGGCAAGAAATGTATCGGCGTTAGACGCAACTGTTAAGGCTGCACCGAAGTCAAATATAGTATCGCAAACTGTTGACGATATAGTGAAAACAACAGCGGCAAACCCAGGAACAACAGCGGCGGTAGAAACAGGTTTAGCACTTGCGCCTTCAGTTGGTGCAGGGTTAGCAGAACAAGCAAGGCCAGGAGATCCGACAACTAGAATGTATGGCGAGTTAGCAGGGGCGTTTTCTCCTGTTGTTTTATCAACTGTACTGCCAACTCTTACAGCCAACCTTACAAGAGCATTAGGCACTTTGACGCCAAGTGGTAGGGAAAGAGAAGCCGCCAAGTTAGTCCAGACAGATCAATTAAAGCGCGGTGCAAATCTGGCAGATGAGGCTAAAAAGTTAAGAGAAGCAAAAGGCAGCGGTACAGCCGGACAGGTCACAGGCAATCAAGGCTTTCTGGCAATTGAAAATGAGCTTGTCAGGTCTGGTGGTCAAATAAGTGAGGACATAAAAAAACAAACGCAGCTTGCGATTAGTGAATTTAATGATGCGTATCGCGCAGCAATCACAAGTGGTGATCCGGAGTTAGTGAGACTAGCTGCACAGGCTAGACAAGACTACTTAGTACAATCCTTGGATGAGCGTGTAAAAACCGCTGCAAAAAGGGCGCAAGATTTACAGTCAACAAATATGCCTAATGTTGATCGTGCTCAGATAAACAAGCAAGCTAGAGACATAGTAGAAAGCGCACTTGTCACAGCAAGAAAAACTGAAAATCAACTTTGGTCAGGCGTAAAACGTGATTTAGTTGTGCAAGCTGATAATACGCTGAGTGCATTTAATGACGTAAAAGCTTCTCTTGCTTCTGGTGAGGAGTTACCCGCACCACTTAAAGCAGTTATAAAAGACATAAAGAAAGATCAGAAAAAGAAAAAGCTTGGTAAGGGTGAAACGACAACTGGCAACCTGTTAAGGACTAGAAGTCGTTATCTAGAACTTGCTAGAGAAGCTAGGGCGCAAAACAAATTTGGTGACGCAAGGATGTATTCCCAAGTTGCCGATGCAATGTTGAAAGACTTAGACCCTGTTACTGGTGATATAGCTAAAACAGCAAGAGAGTTTTCAAGAGAATTAAACAAAAAGTTTACTCAGGGTTTTGTAGGAAAAACACTAGGTTTTGATCGTGATGGGGGTATAACTGTTGACCCTACTAGAACGCTAGACGTTGCGAGAAGTGGGCAAGATCAGCAAACTTTACTTAATCTACAAGCGTTACGAAGTGCAGCGGGTGATCAATCTGGTGATATGATGCAGTTGCAGCAAAGATTTTTACAATCTTTTGCGAGTGACGCTACAAACTATGATGGGTCCGTAAACCCGCAAAAACTTGATAACTTTATTAGATCCAACGCTCAGACAATACAAGATTTAGGATTAACAGATACTTTTACTAACACTGAGCAAGCGGCAAGATTAGCTGAAAGAGTAGCGGATCAGGCTTTACAAGGTACTAAGTTTGCAAGAACAAAGTCTACTACAGCCAAGGTATTAGGCACAAACAATGTAAATGAGTTTATAAATAGAGTTTTACGTTCTGGTGATGTTGCGGGTGGCATTAAAGACGTATCTAGACTTGCTAAGAAATCAGGTGATCCAAGTGTGTTGGATGGGTTGCGTTATGGCGTTTATGAAACACTATTAGACAATGCAACAACTTCAAGTGGCATGATTTCCGGTACTAGACTTGATCAGTTGTTAAACGCAAAAACAGGTAATCAGACTGTAAGACAAACATTGATGGTCAATGGTTTGTTTAATTCACAGCAAATGAAAAATCTTGACCGTTTGATAGCTAAGACAAAAGAGTTCGAAAGCGCATTGGCGAACACAGATCAGTTCGAAAACCTGTTGGGTAAAGAAGATATATTCTTTGATCTTTTATTAAGAATAGGTGGTGCAAACTTAGGCGGTTCTAGTGCGCTAGGACAGGCGGCGGGTGCTCCACTGGTATTGGCAGGAGCAGGGGTTCGTACTGCGAAAAACGCTTTTGAAAAAATGCCAAAGTTAAGAGTTAAAACCATTCTCGCTGAAGCAATAAAAGATCCAAAGTTAATGGCTGATTTATTGGAAAGACCCACTACTGCGAAACTGAAAGCTGCACGAAATAAAAGGCTAAACGCTGTTCTGGTGCAAGCGGGAATATTTGACGGTTCGGAATTACTAGAAGAGGAATTTGAATAATGGCTAAGAATAACATTACTCAGTTTGATGCTACAGCGGCAAACAATACTGATATTCAATCGGTGGACATAGACGAGGGTTGCGCCCCATCCGGTATAAATAACGCAATCAGGGAGCTTATGGCTGATCTGAAAGACGTGGACGCGGGTACAGTTGCGCTAACTAGCCCAGACTTCACAGCATTTAAGGTTGGTGGAGTTTCAATAACGTCTACAGCGGCTGAACTTAATATCCTTGATGGAGTAACAGCTACGGCAACAGAGCTTAACTATTTAGATATTGCAACTTTAGGAACAACCCAAGCTTCCAAGGCTGTTACAGCCGATGCTAACGGCGTTACGACTTTTGACAACGGCACAATTGAGGAAAGCACATCAGTAACGTCTAGCAGTAATGCTGCAACGCTAAACTTGCGTGATGGTAATGTGTTTGAGCATACGCTTACTGAGAATGTAACCTACACGTTTAGCAATCCAGCGGCATCGGGCAAGGTATCTAGCTTTGTATTAAAGATAAAACAGGATGCGTCTGCCAGTGGTTACACAGTGACTTTTCCAGCAAGTGTAGACTTTGTGGGTGGTACTGCACCTACACTTACGGCAACAGCAAATGGAATTGATACGTTTGTGATTTTTACGACAGACGGTGGCACAATCTACAATCTGTTGGTGGCTGGTCAGGATATTAAGTAATGAACATATCAACGAAATTATTAAAAGCAGCGGCTGGTCAGGCTGGTGGTGCTAG